GAACAAAAACACACACACAGAAAGGAGTTTAAGTTATGTCAAACATCAAATCAAAAAGCGGCTACGAGATACGTGCCGATCTATTAGGACTTGCCAAACAAATGGCGGAGTTCAACTACAACATCAAGCTAGCAGAATACGAAGCCACCGTGAAGAAGGACGGCGAGCAAGTGGTTGCTGAGTTCAAGGCCCCAGTGATGACGGCAGAGGACATCATCGACACTGCAAAGAAGTTCAATGAGTTTGTGACCAATGGTTCAAATGTCGCGGAACAGACCAAAGTATTGATGGAAAACGTGAAGACTTTCAATGAGAAGGTGCAGGAGAGTTTCAAACCTGAGACCATCCAGAAGAATATGAAAGAATTTCAGGACAACGTCCAGAAGTTCTACACAGTTTTCACCAACGGTGTAGCTAAAAACTAAAACCCAAAAAAACGACGCTCCGAGCTCGGCAACGGGCTCGGTGTGCCAATAGGAATTTTAAATGTGGCCCTACAACGAACACGAAAATGATATGCTGAGCCAACCCAATAAAAAGATTCAGCGTGATAGAGAAAACGGCAGACCTTTGTATTTGGCCCTGCTAGGTGTGATTCTCATCGCGTTGCTGGTGCTGGCCGTGGCTACATCAGTGAAAAGCTTCATGGTAATAGGCAACTAATATCGGAAACATTTTTGAGGTAAGTACATTATGTTCACCATAATGGATTTTTTTCCATCACACACACAGAACAAGGCCTATGATGTCTATCCGGCCATAGGAAACAACAGCAATTTCAATCCCAACGCAGGCAATTTCCAGGAATATACATACGAGCTGGAGTGGATGGAATGCCATTGGAACCATGTGTACAAATGCATCGACATGGTGACTGCCTATTGGTACCCATGGATAGATCGGAACGCCCTGCACCAAATGTATCCGGACCTATACAATTAGATCTAAAATAGTCTGCAATTTGCCTTTTATAGATTTATTATTGAGGGTGTTCCTGAGACCAGCATGTAAGTTTTTTGGCCAGCACTCGAACGCACACCACGCATATGAGCTGTGTTCACCGTTGAGTTTTGGTAAAAATTCTTCGCTCACACAGATCACATAGGTGTTGAAAAAAAATTTTTGATCGTTGCTGGTGAACAGCTCCAATGGTATGACTTTTTTGAAGGCTCCTGTGTAGCCAATCTCCTCGTGTATCTCTCTTTTCAAGCCCTCGAAAGCGCTCTCAGTGTATTTGTTCCTGCCACCAACCAATGCCCACATGCCACGGGTTTTTTCATCATTGCGTTGCAGGAATAAAAATCTTTTGGTATTCACCGCGTAGAATAACGCTCCAGAACAAATTATATTTGTTTGCATTTATAAATTATAGCACAAGCGTCCACTTACCTGCAATATAGATCCCTTCGTAGCTCTTTACCCAGTTTGTGCCGTTGTATTTGTATTGAATTCCAGTATTGAGATTGGTGACATATTCTACTGTGGAATCAAAATCAGCCGCTGCCCATACCACGCTCCATGTGTTAGTTGAGCTGTTGTATTGTACTATATCATTGGCCTGGGCATCCAAATTTCCTGGCCAATATTGTGTGCTGTCCCCAATGTCCTGTGTAATAAGGAATCTTGTGCCATTGGCTGGAGTAGCACTCGCATCAAATGTTAATGGATTTATAATTTTATTAACAGAAGCTATTGTATTGGCGGGTATGGTATCAGAATCAATATTAAACAATAAAATGCTCTCATCCAGCGGAGACGCTGATATAGTGCCCACAACTTCATTGCCGTTATCTTGTGTCAACTTCACTTGGCTCAATCCATTAGTGATTTTTCCATATTGATTTAATAATATATTCCAATTAATTGGGGGACCAAATGTCTCGAAAGGATCTAGCGTTGTTGCTTCTCTCGCCCCTGTATAGAAACCATCCCCGCCCGAGCTTACATTTATGCCCGTGCTGCCCAATATTCTCAATTGGTTGCCGGTCAATAATAGAGCATAATTGTTTGGAGTCACATAAGATTTTGATATTAAAGTTCCGTCAATCAATCCTTTGGTGATGCCTCCATCGTCGTCATAGATGCTCATAATGATCTTTTGTATCACTCCCAATTTGGAAACTTTGACGGGAGGAGATAACCAAATAGGCATGCTGAAAGTCATAGATGCCACATCAATTTCCACTTCGGCTCCAACAGGAATAGATCTTGAACTGAAATTTATGTCTTTCAATTCGATATAACTCAAGCTGGTCCAGTCGATATAATTGTCGCTTTTTTGAATTTCGAAGTCCGGATTGAACAAGTACAGAATTTGTTCTAATATCTGCAATTTCATATCAGTGTTTGTGGTATAAATGTCTGCCTTCACTGTCAATCTAAATGGGCTGGGCATAACTTTTTCTATGGTGTATCCAGCACCTAAGGCATTATCATATTGTCCAGTGGCCTCATTGTAATTTCTTTCTTTGAGATGTTGTTTTTCTACGTGATAAGGATTTTGCATTCTATCCCTGTCATATTCAAGCGCTGAGATGTAACAAGCAATCTTGGGAGCAGATTGTAGCGCATTCTCGCTGTTGTTCCTAATAATGTTGGCCACCTGTCGCGTCATGTCACCATAGGTCACAGGAACCTGTCTCAACTGTACCTGGCCACTTGTGCCCTTGCCCAACTCAATGGAAAAATTACTCAGCACTCTAATGAACTGAGTCACGAATTTCCTTATCTGACCATCGTAAAAATGAAGCATTAATTATCCGCCTTGGGTTTCAGAGCATCTGTCAATGATTGTCTCTGCTCAACTGTCAAGCCATTGATCGTAGCAGTGCTGCTGTTGTTAATGAAACCAGTTTTAAATGTGTTTCTAGCATTGGTATTGGTAGTGGTCAATCTCACAGCATCTTCTACCTTGATCCATCGCACCCCATCGAAACGGAACAATCTATTAGGCAAAAAATCCAATCTCAAGAAATAATCACCCTTGTTGACATTGGATGTTGGGAAGCTGGTTCCCGCTCCAGCAACATAACCATTGGGTGGAATGCCATCGCCGTTGTAATAAAAACCATAATGGCTGCTGGCCGGAGTATCCAGCACAGCATTAATTGGCTGATTAGACGAGATTGATGCATTGGAATTTATACCGTCCAGCCTTACGTTGCCTCTCTCATCTATAGGAGTCACATAAAATTGCTTGTAATTGAACCCAGATTTTGGGGCATCCGCTTCGGCCTGATTTATGATCGCATCATTAATTTCTCTTTCTTTATTATAAGTGCTCATATAGCTGGCAAGTGATCCGGCGGTGGTAGCATCACCTATGATATCACGGAATTCTTGACTGTCCACCAGCGTTTTTAATTTTAGTCTCAATAGGTGTGGCCAATAAGTTGGAGAAAATCCTTCTGCTGATCTGTTCACGTCTTCGACAACATAGAATCTTTTCAGTGCAATGGGAATGCTGGCGTCTAGACTGTAATCATCTTTCAAATGCGGGAATTCTATAACATCTCCGCTCATGGGCTTCCTGCCCAATCTTTCAACCACATCATTCAGATGCACAGTTAAGAATAGGGTGTCGTTTTGCAGAAACATGCCGAATTGGCTGAGATTGAAATCTGTGTCCTGCACGTTATAGATACCTCTCACTACATATACGTCTTTGTCATATTTTCTATCTCTATTTTCTAAAAATAACAAATCTTGTATAGTTCTTTCATTCAAGTTACTGCCACTGTAATGAGGTTGTGTGGGGCTAGCATCACCGTCCTTGGTGCCTTCTTCTCCTTGATCATATATTCCAACGTATTTGTGTAGAAAAACATCAGTTCCTCCCACCTGGAACATCTCATTTATATTGCGATCAAAAAACTTATAATCGTTGCCTTTTTCTGGCTTGTATATTGATAAACGTGGCATACTAACCATATTTATGGAAAAGCATCTAGCCATAAATATCCATATGTCAGAGTTACAAACAGCACAGCAACAAGTTTTTGATTACGTAAAAACCATGCTGGGAGACGGTATGATTGAGGTGGAATTGGACCCAAAACACTATCAAATCGCACTGGAAAGAGCAGTGAACAGGTATAGGCAGAGATCCAACAATTCAGTAGAGGAGAGCTATGCCTTTTTGGATCTCATACAAAATCAAAACAAATATATCTTGCCAGACGAGATCATCAACGTCAGAGAGATTGGAAGGGCTACAGTGGGGTCACGAGGTGATGGACAGGGAGGCACATTATTCGAACCATTCAATCTAGCATACACCAACACCTATCTATTGAGAGCAGGTGCTGTGGGCGGATTGGCCACCTACTATGCTTTCGCATCTTACCAGGAGCTCGTTGGCAAAATGTTTGGCTCCTTCATTCAATTCCATTATGATAACGCAACTAAAACATTGACAATTACCCAACGCCCACGAGTGGACGGAGAGAGGGTAATTTTGCACACTGATAATTTCCGACCAGACATTGTGTTGCTTAACGACATCTACAGTAAACCCTGGATTAGAGATTACACATTGGCGGTGAGCAAGGTTATGCTCGGCGAGGCCAGAGGCAAGTTTGCCACCATCAACGGCCCACAGGGAGGGACCACCCTCAATGGAGAAACGTTGCGGCAGGATGGCATGGCCATGATGGAGAAACTGGACCAGGAGATTGCACTGTTTATCGATGGCGGAAAACCAACCAGTTTTATAATTGGTTAATCCTTTTTATTACCTTTTAATTCTTTAAAACTTCAGATTAAATAAATCGCTTATGGCTTATACAGGCATCAAAAATATAAAAGATTTGTCCTTCCAAGAATTAGAAGAGTTGGTCACCGCGTTGGAAAATATGAGTCGCGTGGCCGATCGATCCGAAATGCGAAAGCAAATATTAAAAACCGTGGAAAAAGTCAAACAAGAGATTGCAAAAAGAATAAAAAAACTATAATATAATCCTATGCTGATAGGATTGGTAGGCTTAATAGGATCTGGCAAGGACACTGTGGCAGAATGCTTGGTTAGTAATCACGGATTTCAACGAGATAGCTTCGCAAAATCATTAAAAGATGCTGTGAGCGTGATATTTGGTTGGGATCGAGCACTGCTGGAAGGAGCCACACAGGAGAGTCGCATGTGGAGGGAGAGAGTTGATCCTTATTGGAGCAACAAACTCAACCAGCCGGTGACCCCTCGATACATTTTACAGTATTGGGGCACAGAAGTGATGCGGGGACATTTCCATGACAGCATCTGGATCGATTCATTTATTGCTCGCTACAATGGTGGAAAAATAGTGCTCAGCGACACAAGATTTGTTAATGAGATAGAAACCATCAAGGCATTGAAAGGCAAAGTTGTTCTGATCAAAAGAGGCGCCATACCCACAAAAGAGGAAATGCAAGAAAAAACAGTGCATCAAAGTGAGTGGGATTGGATCGGACAAACATTTGATTATGAGATAGATAACTCCGGCAGTTTAGCGACGCTAAAAACGCAGGTGGATCATATGATCAATCATCTACTTCTAAATCACCAATAGACCATCCCAATTCTTGGGTACTTTTTAATCTTTGGCAGTTGGCGCAGATGGTTTTCAAATTATACACACTGGTGTTGTTCCGGTTGCCATCCACATGAAAGACGTCCATTTGCTGTTCATTGACTGCTTTGAAAGCGCATAATTCGCAGCGAGCCTTTTTACGGTATCCAGAAAGCAACCAACGAGAAGCACCAGTAACTTTAAGATTTTTTTGTTTACGTATGCAGGTATCACACTGGCTACGCCAATAGATTTTTTCTTGTTTGCGATAGCCGTAAGCCCTGGGATTACTCATACAAGTTTTACAAAGTGGTCTTTTCATAGCATTATTTACGTGCCCTATATAGGCACCAAAAATGACAAGATAACGCCGCAAAAACTATTCACAACGCTAAATAAGTCTAGATATACTTGCAAGGAGACTAAACAATGGCATTAACATCACCAGGCGTAGAAATACAAGTTTTAGACGAAAGTTTCTACGTTCCAGCAGACGCGTCGTCCACGCCTTTAATAATCATAGCAACTGCTCAAGACAAATTGAACGGAGCAGGCACAGCCACAGCAGCAGGCACAAAAAGTGCTAATGCAAACACCGTTTATTTGATCTCTTCTCAGAGAGAGCTGACTGAGACTTTTGGAGATCCAAAATTTTTCACAGATGCATCAAGCAATCCTCGGAATGGTTATGAGTTAAATGAGTATGGTCTACAAGCAGCGTACTCATTTCTAGGTATTGCCAACAGAGCTTTCGTACTACGAGCCAATGTTGATCTAGGTCAACTGGTGGACTCTACTAGTGCTCCTACATCAGCACCAACCAACGGCACCTATTGGTTAGATCTAAATAAAATAGTCCCTGGGATTTTCGAATGGTCGGCAACAGATCAATCATTCACCACAATCACTCCTATCTATATCACATCGACCGATAATTTAGTTGGTGGTGTATCTACAGGCATTCCATTAACATCGATTGGCACTGTTGGGCAATATGCTATCAACACCACTCATGTCACAAACAAGATTTATTTGAAAACAACGTCCAATACCTGGGTGCAAGTGGGCAGTGCAGCGTGGAAAACGGCCATTGGCGCTAATGCAAAATTTTTACAAGCTTCGCACATTAATAGACCGTTATGGAAAACTGCAGAAGAAGACAGACCCACTGGGTCAGTGTGGTTCAAATACACCACTCCAAATGCGGGCGCTGACGTAGTAATCAAAATATACAACTCAGCCACCAAAGCATTCTCGGAAGTGGATGCCCCTTTCTATTCCAACAATCATGCAGCCATCTATGGAATCGATCCTGTTGGTGGAGGCACTGGCATCACTGCAGGAACACTTTACACCCAATACAACGTCACCGAACAATCATTGCTAGGCGCGTTCGACACAACAGATAGCCTGGCAGATTTCCAGGTATTCAGATATGAAGGCGGAAAAACCGTTATCATATCTAAAACCGCAGCAGCCACTTTCACAGCAGGTCATTCAATCAAGATCGCTGAATCAATAGTGGGACAAGCAGCGTTGGAAGAACAATCAGAAACAGTGACACTTGGTGGCACAGCAAACACTGACTTCGTTGCGGCTATCAATGGTGCGGGATTCGTCAACATCGTGGCGGAAATTACTAGTGATAATTTTATTAAAATCACACACAACAAAGGTGGAGACTTCAGAATGTTTGACGTGGATTCGGGCACTGCACTTTCAGATGCCGGATTCGGCGCTGCGGCTGCTCACAGCTACGGAACCTACACAGCAAATTCAAGCACATTGGTAGACAATTTGTATGACGTCCCAGCTGGTGCTACGGAAGATTCCACAGCTCCTGCCACAGTGATGGCTTCTAACTGGAAGCGCTTGAGCTACACAGCTTCAGTGACTGCTCCCAGCAACGAACCAGCAGATGGAACTTTATGGTACAACTCAGGCACAGACGCTGACATCCTAGTACACAACGGCACAACATTCGTTGGATACAAAAATGGAACCACCGCTTCACAATCAGGTGGATCATTGGCAACTACCGACCCCAATGGCCCGCAATTGACAGCAACGAAACCTACCACACAGTCAGATGGTACTGCATTGGTGAACGGTGACTTATGGATTGACTCCAGTGATACAGAAAACTATCCAAAACTTTACAGATATGACACCACCTTAGCAGATGGTGCAGATTTTGTGTTGATAGACAAAAGTGATCAAACCACCGGAGCCGGCATACTATTTGCCGATGCAAGGTGGAACAAGGCGGCAGGAAGAACTGATTCAAACTCAGTGGGCGGAACCGGCGATGCTGGCAGCATCAAAGATCTTCTGTCTGATAACTTCTTAGATCCTGATGCTCCGGATCCAGCACTGTATCCAAAAGGTATGCTGCTATGGAACACCAGAAGGTCTGGTTTCAACGTGAAAGAATATAAAAACAATCACATAACCACTGTCAAATATCCAGGATCTGGATCAAGCGGCAAAGGTAACACAAGATTCAACAGCAACGAGAGCGTGGCCACATATTTCAAAGATAGATGGGTGACCAAAAACGCCAACAACGCGGATGGCTCAGGCACATTTGGCAGAAAAGCTGTGAGAAAAGTAATTGTACAACAATTGAAATCAGAGATCAATACCAACCAGGCCATCAGAGAAGACCAAAGAGGCTTCAACCTCATCGCTTGTCCTGGATATCCAGAATTGATTTCTGAAATGGTGAATCTAAATGCCGACAGAAACTACACTGGATTCATATTGGGGGACACTCCATTCAGACTGGCCAGCACGGCAACAGCAATCACTAACTGGTCGAACAACTCTGCCAACGCCGCAGACAACGGTGAAGATGGCTTGACTACTTCCAGTGAATATATGGGAGTGTTTTATCCATCGGGAAGAACCACAGACAATAAAGGAAAAATCATCGTGGTTCCACCAAGTCACATGATGCTGAGAGTGTTAGCGAACAATGACAATGTGGGATTCCCATGGTTTGCACCAGCTGGTACTAGAAGAGGCGTGGTTAACAATGCACAATCTGTAGGATACATTGATGCTACTACAGGGGAATTTCAAACAGTATCCTTGACTGAATCTGTGAGAGACAGCATGCATACTGTGAAAATAAATCCAATCACAGCATTCGCAGGAGCCGGCATCGTCAATTTTGGTAACCTGACAAAAGCTGCCGGAAGTTCATCTCTGGATAGAATCAACGTTGCAAGATTGACTGTTTTCCTAAGAACACAATTAGACAGAATAGCCCAGCCGTTTATTTTTGAACCCAACGATACCTTGACAAGAAATGAAATCAAATCAGCTATCGACTCATTCTTGTTAGAATTGGTGGGTAAGAGAGCTTTATATGACTTCTTAGTAGTATGTGACGAGGGTAACAATACTGCTGCTAGAATAGACAGAAACGAACTGTATGTGGACATAGCGATTGAACCTGTGAAATCGGTAGAGTTCATCTACATACCGTTGAGAATTAAAAACACAGGTGAAATAGCGAAACTTGGAGTATAATATATGGCAATTTCAACACTAAGCAAATTTACAGTACCTTTGGCAAACGATCAGAGTTCAGCATCACAAGGTTTGTTGATGCCAAAACTACAGTATCGTTTCAGAGTGGTTCTCGAGAATTTTGGGGTGTCCACTCCAAGATCAGAAATCACCAAACAAGTAATGGATGTGACACGACCAAACCTAACTTTTGATACTGTCACACTAGATGTTTACAACTCTAAAGTATATGCAGCTGGTAAACACACTTGGGAACCGATCGCATTGACATTGAGAGATGACGTCAACAATTCAGTTTCGAAATTAGTGGGAGAACAAATTCAGAAACAATTTGATTTCTTTGAGCAAGCCTCTGCAGCTTCTGGTATTGACTACAAATTCACAACTAGAATTGAAATGCTAGATGGCGGTAATGGTGCTTCCACAGCAGGTATACTAGAAACTTGGGAACTTTATGGTTCCTATGTCGAATCAGTGAATTACAACACATTGGCTTACAACACCAGCGATCCAGTGACCATCAGCCTCAACATAAGATACGACAACGCAGTACAAACTCCGCAAGGCACAGGAATCGGCACAAGGGTGACAAGAACCATAGGCACATTAAGCACAGGCGGCGGTATATAATAGAACATTTGCATTTATAGCAAAAGAAGCGCCTTTAACGGCGCTTTTTTTGTGACTATAAATATAGGTATGCCAAAGATCAATAATTTCTTAAAAGGTTTCTCAAACGGTCTTCCTGGATTGAAGGATTTTCAACACGCCAGTAGATTATATATAGACGACAATTTTAGATTACTACCCAAACAAAAATTCCTATTCCATGTGGTGTTCAATATCGATAATACCATACCTGTGAGGCCGTTCAGCACAAATGAACGTTTGGAACTCAACATGTTGGTCAAGTCATGTGAATTGCCCAAGTATGACATGAATCTTGAAGAAAGATTGCAATACAATAAAAAAGTCTATGTGGGCACAAGAATAAAATATAATCCTGTGAACATAGTTTTCCATGATGATCATGCTGATACCGTGAATGCCTTTTGGAAGGCCTATTACGAGTACAACATCGCAGATTCACAATCTATAAACAGGACACAAATTGTAGACATTGCCAAAGATGATATGTATCATGACACCAATAGAAAAACGGTCACACAGTTCGGAATGGACAATTCACAAAAAAGAGGTAAACCATTCCTTAAATCAGTGCAAATATTTGTGTTGCATAAAAAAACTTTCAGCGGATTCACTCTGGTCAATCCAATCATTGGATCTTTCAGCCATGACAATCTTGATCAAACAGATGGGCAAGGATTGTTGACCAACACCATGCAATTGTTTTACGAGACCGTCATATACACAGCAGGTAAGGTTGATCCGGTATCTGTGCCGGGGTTCGCAACTTTGCATTATGACAAAGAACCTTCCCCTCTCAGTGTGTTGGGACGAGGCACCACATCTATATTTGGGCAGGGAGGAATCGTGGATGGCATTGGATCTGTGATAGGCAACGTAAGAGAGGGCAATTATCTAGGAGCGGTGCTTGGAGCCATAAACACCTACAACAATGCCAAAAAGATCAAAGCCAAACAAGCAGTGAAAGAAGAATTGAAAGGCATAGTGAAAGAGGGAGTGATAGATATTGCCCGTCAAGCTGGCACAGTAACCAATCCTGTGGGCAGTTTTTCCATCGGCGCTCTGGCCGTGGCAGGTCTTGCCGCGGCCCCATCATTGGCACGATCAAAGAGTTTAGGTGATCAAAGCAATCCTAACAACCAAGTAATCCCAACTAGGGTATTAGACACTAGGCTTTACCTCTCGCCAACAGAATCTTTTAATCTCGTTCAAACCAATTTGGTGGCACAAGATAAAGTGGCAGCAGGGATTTATTACAAACAGGTCGGGTCAAGAAAAGGTCTTACTATCAGCCAAAGCGAGATAGAATATACAGCAGCATCCAATGACGTCAAAAAAATATATAGAAGCAGAACGTTGACCGACACAACAAAATTGGTCAATGATGGCTTTGTGAGGATCAGTAGAGCGGGCAACGAAGTGGCCATCGTCGCTGAAAGAGCAGGATTATAATGGCAGAATTCTACACCAACCTACCACAAAAAGAAAAAGATAGATTGCAAAAAACCATCGACGATCTTACTAAGGCACAGTATGTTGAGCCATTTGAATTCAGCACCAATGATTATGATATCGCTGTAGGTTTTTTTGTCAAAAGAGGATTTGACCGACAACCAGCGGAAGAGACTGCTTACGTAATCTTACAACAGGCCAAGATAGATTCTATTCCAGTGGCACAAATGCTAGATATCTTAACAAGGGCCGACTCAGCCCAATTGAATGAACTGCTCACAGTGGTTTTGAATGCCAATAGATACAAGAGCAGTCGATTGGGAGTAAGGAATAGCAGAACTAGCAGAGATATCGTATCCAGAAACATCAAAGCATAGATGAAATTCGCCAAAGGAAAATTCTTGATGAAGAATCCTGCCAAGTACGTGGGAACAAAAGCTCCAACGTATAGGAGTGGTTGGGAACACTCTTTCATGCGACTGTGTGATGAGCACCCAAATGTCTACCAGTGGGCAAGCGAATCCATAAAGATACCTTATCGCCATCCTTTGACTGGCAAATACACCATCTATGTGCCAGACTTCTTTCTAGTATATGTTGATAAAAACGGCAACAAGCACGCAGAGTTGGTAGAAGTCAAACCAATGAATCAAGCCACCATGGAACGGGCTGGTAAGAGCACTGGAAGACAGACACAAGTTGTGATTAATCGAGCCAAATGGGAGGCTGCCTCTGCGTATGCGAAGCAAAATAGGATAACCTTTCGGGTTCTGAGCGAGGAACAATTATTCCATCAAGGGAAACGCAAGTAAATATCTTAAATGACACGCAAGCTGGAAGATATACTCAATTTACCAAATGTAAAAGAAGCATTCGCAAAGGTGGATGCCAAGGAAAAATCACGCGAAGACAAGGAAAGACACACTATTCCTAAAAATGTTGATCCCCAGACAGCAAAGGCCTTGGAAAAAACCTATCAAGAATTCGATAAAATTGCGGCAGCATTACCGCAGGTCAAGGGTTTGGGCGAATTAAGCGATCTCGAGCTGGATAAGCTGGCCATGGAGGCCGAAGAGAGCTATAAAAATCTCATGGATCTGGGCATGAACGTGGACAGCAGATATTCAGGACGTATTTTTGAAGTGGCAAGTTCAATGTTGCGCAATGCTATAGATGCAAAATCACAAAAAATCGATAAAAAATTACACATGGTGGAATTACAGCTGAAAAAACTCAAAATTGACAAAAGCGGCTCGGACGACATCAGCGAACCGATTGAAAGTGAGGGCATGATAATAAGCGACCGCAATGAGTTGATGAAGAAACTGCTGAAGAAAGACTAAATACAGCATTATGACAAACTTTAAACAATATCTAGCAGAATCGACGAAGGAATATCACTACAAAATTAAAATAGCTGGTGATATAAGCGAAGATTTTGGCTCTAAATTGGAAACAGCACTGCGAAAATATGAAGTAAAGTCTCTGTCAAAAGGTAAAAAAACCCCAATACAGGAAGTGCCATTGGATTTTTCCCATATCAAAAATCAAGCAGTAACAATTTTTGAATTGACCACCCTGTACCCGGCATCAGTATTTGAAATGAGAGCATTGATAGCTGACAGCATGCGTTTACATGACAACCAAATCGTAATTAGAAAACCGGGAGAGCCAACAGAGGAATACCAGGAAGAAATAAAGGCCAGGGCGGAAAAAAAATCTGAATATAAGTCTATGTTACATGATATAGAATACAAAGATGCTCCAAAAGTCAAAGCGGATGAGGTGTATGGGGATCGGGCCAATCAAAGTTTATTAAAAGAATTACTCAAAGCCAGAAAACAAACGGAATTTGCTGAAAAACCTAAAGTGGAACAGGAAGTGATGAAAAATGAAGTGGATAAAAAAAATTCTGGATCTCCGATCAAAGCAGCTCATAAAGGGCCAGTAAAAGGCAACCCAGATCCAGCAGGAAAATAATTTTATGGACATGATCGATATCTTATCTAGACTTAGACAGATTCAGGAAAGCAATCCATCAATTGATGTCAAGGACGCCATAAGCAATGTGGAGAAAGCAAACGGACCAGTAGCAGAGAAAACACAGAGCCCGTATGCGATCGGAATGGCGCAGGCCATGAAATCCACAGGAGACACTCCACCACTAAAAAAATCCACCATTGAGAAAGCGCATGACATCGCGAAGTCGATAGAGAAAAATGAAGGCGAGATCGACGAGACCATGACGCGACAGCACTTTCAGCTGTTCGCCGACACAATTAAACAGATCGAGGACCCAATCAAGCGCAAAGAGACAGCAGAGATGATAGCGGGCGTGATGGCCAAGAGCAATCCGAGGTTCGACATGCAAAGATTCATGTCAGCGGCAGGAGTGGCGATGGCCGAGGCGGACGCTGCTAATGTTGACCTAAAGAAAAAATTGAGCGACTTGAAAGACAAATACAATGCACAAATGGCCAACGCCTATGCAGGTGATCCTTCAGAAACGGAAGAAGAGATCGAAAAGATAGAAAAGCAGTTGGGCATAACACATGAGGAGAAGAAAATGAAGAAAGATAAGATGAACGAGTCAATCATGATAGCCACTGATTCACCAGAAGAAGCCAGCATGATGATGCAGTTGCTGAAATTGGCAGGAGTAAGACCAGTTGGACAAGACATGATCAATCAGCCTGAAGCTCCGAAAGAAGTGCCAACAGATGCGCAGGCCGACGAGGCGTTCGCAAACACGCCAAAAGAAAAATACAGCGATGTGAAAGCAGTGGTGCCAAGCGGCACTGATCTGCACAGAGCAAAAGGCGCCTACATCAAGGCGGCCGGTGGAGACAATCCCATGTCCATCAAGATGGGAGAATCTGAGATCTCAGAAGAGGAACTGTCAAACAGCCTTAGAGCGCAGTACGAGAGTTTCAAGAAGACCTATCAGGAAGCGGCCAACTCGAAACCAGATTTCTTGGACGTGGACAAGGATGGCAACAAGTCCGAGCCCATGACAAAAGCGCTGAAGGACAAAGAGCAGGCGAAGAAGTAGCCCGGGGCCAATAACACCAGGTTTAATTCCATTATAGACCCCACTAAATATTTTTATGGAATTCTTTGGACGATATTCTGACGGGCTGAGATACACCTCCATCAAGGTGGTTTATAAGATGCCGGACTATCAAAACATACTGCAGGAGTTCTGGTGGCAGACCCTGGACGTGCCGCCCAGATACCCTAGGATGAAGCAGTTCGTGGACTACTGGAACGACTACATCGAAGCAGTGATACACAGCCTGGAAGTGGGTCATATGGACCGCTTTGGTGCCACTTCATATACCAACGCCACAGATTGGTTCAAACTTAAATAATAGCCATGGCATACATATCGTTAGATAGTGACCAAATAAAAAAGGCACACAAAAAACACAAGTACACAGCTGATCAAGTGATAAGACTGGAAAAGTGCATGGATCTCAGAAGTGGACCGCTTTTCTTCATGCGGGAATTCATGCGAATACAGCACCCCACAAGAGGAGAATTGAAATTTGATCCCTATCCGTTCCAGGAGAGATTGGTAGAAGCTTATAACAACCACAGGTTCAGCATAGCCATGCTGCCAAGACAGACCGGAAAGACCACCTGCGCTTCGGGCTATCTGTTATGGTATGCTATGTTCAAACCTGATTCACAAATACTAATAGCCGCTCACAAGTATCAAGGTGCATCGGACATCATGAGCAGGGTACGCTATGCCTACGAGCTATTGCCATCATGGATAAAGGCGGGAGTAACACAATACAATAGAAACTCCATAGAGTTTGACAACGGCTCCAAGATAATGGCCACCACCACAACAGAAAACACCGGCAGAGGTATGTCCTTGTCTCTTATCTATTGCGACGAGTTCGCTTTCGTGCAACCGCCAGAAAAGGCCAAGGAGTTTTGGACATCATTATCTCCTACATTGTCCACAGGTGGTAAGTGCCTTATAACTTCAACCCCAAACTCCGATGAAGATCAATTTGCATTGATCTGGAAAGAGGCCTGCAAGAGATTTGATGACTACGGCGTTGACAAGGTCGTGGGCACCAATGGTTTTTACGCAATGAAGGCCCACTGGAGCGAGCATCCTGACAGAGACGAGAAATGGGCTGAGACGGAAAGAAGCAGAATCGGAGAGGAGAGATTCAGAAGAGAACACGAGTGCGAGTTCTTGATCTTTGACGAAACATTAATCTCCAGTATTAGATTAGCAGAGCTGGAAGGACGAGATCCCCTGATCAATATGGGTCAGGTGCGTTGGTGGAAGACGCCAACGCCGGGCAACACCTACATGGTGGCGTTGGATCCCAGCCTGGGCACCGGTGGAGATTTCGCTGCGATTCAGGTATTCGAGCTGCCCACGTTCGAGCAGGTGGCGGAATGGCATCATAACACCACGCCGGCCAATCAACAGGTAAGAATATTACAGGCAATCACCAAGCACATCTATGACACCATCATTGAAAAAAGCCCCACCACGACACCCAGCATTTTCTACAGCATGGAAAATAACACGTTGGGAGAAGCAGCACTCTTAAGAGTGATGGACATTGGTGAGGAGAACATACATGGACAGTTCATCAGCGAACCTATCAGAAAAGGGCATCGAAGAAAGTTCAGAAGAGGTTTTAACACTACCGCTAAACACAAGATAGCGGCCTGCGCCAAGTTCAAGGAATTGGTAGAATTAAATAAGATGAAACTCAACAGCAAGCCACTGATATCCGAATTAAAAGACTTCGTGGCCACGGGCGTGTCCTACAAAGGCAAGCCAGGCCAGCATGATGACTTGGTAAGTGCATGCTTGCTGATGACCCGCATGATGCAGGTATTGGCCACATTCGACCCTAAAATATTTGAAAGATGGACCGACAGAACCACAGAATGGACTGCGCCGATGCCCATATTTGCCAACCTAGGTTCATAATAAATACAGTATGATCAAGCCCAAAACATCACAGGACTTATTCAACAAAATCCGCAGCAAGTTCTCTAATATAAAACTAGGGGACAGCGAGGGCAACGTCACAGCTGATCCTAAATCAGCTGTATTTTTCGACTTTGAATTCAGTGAAAATTCTGATAATTTTGGTAGAGTGAGCATCAGTTTGGCCGATGGTGAAAATATGAAAGTTTTTTACAATCGAGGATTGGTTGAAAAGATAGACGACGAAGCCAAAGCGAATTGGTACAGTTTTTTAAAAGAACTCAAAGATTTCGCAGTTCAACACCAGGTGACTTTTGACGTGCGAGATATCACAAAAAGCGGCCTTACACAACAAGATTTTAAGAATCTCGCAGATGTGAATCAAACGGTAAATATAAGTGATAATATGTCAGAAGAACTAAGCAGATTAACAGAACTAGCTGGAATTCCGGTTGCAGAAGGTCTCACAGGAACCAAAAAGTCTTCATACGAAAATACAGATAAAACTAGATTGATCATAAGACACTCACAAGCAGTTGACGAAAATGTTCCAGGCTCAAGAAGCAGACAGATTAACAGCCTATATGTAGAAAATGAGCAGGGAGAAAGATTCAAGTATCCAATGAAACATCTGGCAGGTGCAAGGGCAATGGCCAGACATGTAGCTAATGGAGGTGTACCTCACGATGATTTTGGCAAACATATAATAAAGATGAGCGAACAGATAGCACAACTTAATAGCTTTGCCCGATATGCCTCTCACAAAGATCAGTTGAATAATTCAGTGGGTGACATCATAGAAAACTGTAAACTTAAATTAGAAAACATGAGAAGTTATGTAAAAAATTTAAGCAAACAAAGTCACTACATGAAAGCCAAAGAAAGTTTCCAACCCACCACAATAGCTGAGTTAGATGATGCTACCAGAAACAGTCTAAGAGAAAAATTTACGTTGAGGCATCTTGATAATAAAATAGAATCAGCTCTACCATTGATCCATTCAATCATGAAAGAGTATGATGACCGAGATGCTGAGATGTCCACTCCAGTGGATCAATCTGCGATGGTGCAGTCATTCCTTGCCAATCCAGAAAAAAAATTAGTGCTAAGGGCGGATCCCGCAGCCGATAAGATGCTGTCATTGACTAAATTTACAAATAAGAACAGCATGTTGAGCTCCATACTGTCTGACATAGCTTCGAGAATGTTGACCAGGAACGATGAAGAAGACAGGATAGCCAACTTCGCCAGCCAGGTGGCCGACGACATGGGCAACGAGGGCTCGCTGTTCTTCAAGCCCGATGCCAACTACACGAAAAATAAAAAAATCGCCATACAACTGGCCAAGAGATATATCGATGACTACAAGAAGATGCAGCAAGATCCAATCTACAGGGACGAAGTGAGACAGGACCCCAGCAAGTTCATGCCAAAAAAAGACAGGCAGGGCAAGGCCAAGGAAGATTTGGCACAGCCTTTCGAGAACTGGACCAACAGAATAGAGGCAAAGGTCAATGAGGGCATCAGCTCACTGCCGGACGAGGACCATGCAGGCAAGGACTTCATAAAAGTGAAGGATCTAATGAGCAAACATTTCCCAGTGGGCACCGAAGCCGTAAATGCAGTATCAACACTGCAGGGTTTGGGTTTTGATGATGATGATCTATTTGATCAGCTGGGTGACCTAGCAGACAAGGAAGGTCCAGACGCCTGCGCCAGGGAGACAGTGAGAGATTATGTGTTGAAAATGCTGGCAATGCCGGCGGCAAAAAATTACTACAGCCCGGCGGAGCACAGCGCGCTGACCAATGCGGTCACGGCCAACGAGAAAGATTTCATGAAGGCAAAAGAACCGGCCATGGCGGAAGTATCCGACACAGTGAAAGAGAGAGATGAGCCAGCAGACGTGGGCATGAGCCCGCAGTTTCGAGACTACGCGGAAGAACCTGACGAAATAGAAGATGTGCAGCAGATATTGAATAAACATCAAAATGCTTACAAACTATTCAAATCAGGAGACGATCTATACAAGCACAAAGAATTGTATTCAGACTTGTTGGATTATTATGTAAATTCTGGAGACATGCCCTATGGCACTTCAACCGCCAAAGATGGAGATCCTATAAATTGGATCACAGGCAGATTGGCCGATTTGGGATTGATAGAATCGGTGAAGAATGAATACAAGGGCCAGATTGATGCTGAATATAAATTTCGTGATTGGTTGAAAAAGACACACAACAAAGAAGTAACTGACTTAAAACC